TTTAAAGATCTATTAAATGCTTACGTTGTTCCTTACCAAATAAACCAGGAGATTATAAAAGGAACGTCTACTAACCACCCAGTATATATCCCTTTAGGACTTTTGTTAATGATATTAAATCATAGTTGTACTATTTACGACACTAAAGATTCATCTGCTCAAACTCCTTTAGTATACATAGATTTCAATCCTAACCTAAACTTCTTTTTAAGTAACTCAAAACAACTTAGCACAAATCCTTGGGTTACTTTAATTCCTTTTGAAGGAGGTTTTAAAGACTATCAAAAACTATTTTCAGATAATTTATTGACTGATAAAAAGACATCTATATCACCTTTATCAGGAAGTAGAGAAGAAACGCCTTTATTTAAAATACCGAATGATGATCTTTTGTCTCCACAAATACCTAAGATAAAATTTGATAGAGATAACAACAATGTTTATAGAGGTAAACTCATGAACATTCTTTTAAACATTGACTATTTGGTCAAATTAGTTAGAGACTACAGTTTAAAAGATGGCACAAATAATATATACTTAAAACCATTTTTAGAGCAGATCATATCTGATGTGAACAAATATCTAGGTAATTTTAACGCACTTAGACTTTCTTATAATGATGGAGGAAATACCTTCCAAATAGTAGACGATCAAGTAATGCCTCCTTTGCAAGGAGAAACAATTTTGTCTCCTGATAATATAGACACTCTTCCTTTAGTAGGCAAATCTAGCATAGCAAAAAACTTAGAGATTAAAACTGAGATTAGTAACAAGTTAAGTAACATGATCGCCATATCAGCGAATGCAGATGTTGCGAATAAAGCAACTCTATCTACTAATGGAGATAATTTTGGATTCATTAATACTAGTTATAAAGATAGGTATATACCAATAAAAGGAGATATAACTGGTAGTTTTAAAACAGATCTAGATGCTGTAAAAGCTTCTGCTATACAGTTTAATCAAACTGTATCTGACTTTTATAGCAAGATAAACCCATCTGAAGCAAACGTATCTCATGCTACTAATTACTACATAGAGAAGATGAGTAGGGTAAAAAATGATGAATATCCTACTAGAGCATCAACAATGATACCAGTATCTGTTAATTTTACAACAGATGGTGTATCAGGTTTTAATATGGGTCAAGCTTTTACTATACCTCAAGAAGTACTTCCATACACATACAACAATCGCAATCTTCAAGGAGTAAGAGGTTTAGGATCAGACCATATAAATAAAGTAGGTTTTGTTGTAGTAGGCTTGAACAATACTATAGAAAATAATCAATGGAATACTACTGTTAGAGCTAACATGATATTCTTGAAAAAAACAACAGACTTCTCAGGAAGTGTTGAACAATTAGCTGTTAGCGATAGGCAATTTGGAGATAATCCTACTAATCAAAATATTAGTATTCCTACTCAAAATACTAATTTTGTTGGATCAAATAGCCAAGCTAAAAAAGTAGCAGAGGAATATTTAGGAAAACAAATGACGGATCAAGAATGGAATCAATTAGTAGCTGCAACTTTTGCTGAAGCCAGTAGAAACCAACAAGAAGAAGCTTGGGTAATGGCCGTAATATTAAATAGAACTAGAACAAGATATTTAGGTGCAACTACTATACTAGATACTCTTACCAGAAAAAATCAGTTCCAAGCAGTTACAGGAACATCAGCTAATGGAAATCAACCTAGTACGAATTATGTAAATGGGCCAACTACAAATCAAGCTAATTCTATTTACGGGGCTGTTATAAACATTCTTCCAACTGTTCCAAAAAATTACTTGTTCTTTACATCTAATAATGTTGCTGCGTATGGTAGAGGAACTAATTTAGCATTTTTAGACAATTTGAAAAAGCAACCTGGATCTAAAATTATTGGACAAACAATATTTTCAATAACAGCATAATATATGTTAAGATATTATCCATCATTTGCAATAACTCCAAACCTGAATACAGCGGGAGGCCAGTTTAGTTTAAATGGAATTTCTTATTCTGGAAAATATTATGAAACTTATGACGGTAGAGCTTTTACTGGTCCAAATCCTGAACAAGGACCTAATCAAGCTTTAGAAAAAATATCTGTTTACTCATCAGCTCCTGGATTAAATAATGTAAACTTATCTAATATAAGTAAAAAACAGTTAGCTAGTAAAACTGGAGTAAATCCTTCTACTTTACAAAACCCAAGAATACCAGGTCAACCTAATACATACTATCCTCAACCAACTGCACAAGATTATAAAAAAGGATATGTCATTCGCTACTTCACTAAAAAAGAAAATGAACGTGGTTTTATAACAGAGATTAGTCAAGATGAGTACAACTCAATTATTAATGGCACAGCAGACTACGACATATCAATTTATCAAACAACGACTATACTTTGGAAGTTAACTGGACCTTTGAGAAGTCAGAGACAATCGCAGTACAATGTTATACCAGGAATCTTTGAAACAAATCAAAGGCTTACTGAAAATGCTAATAGAACTTTTCTAGGCATAGTTGATTTTATAGATGGTCAATACACAAAGTATAGTAGACCTACTTAATAGATCGTTTTTTTAGTGTCGTCACAATAGTTTATAATTGTGACTAATAACAGGTTATGTATTTTATCATTGAAAATAAAGAGCAGCTAGACCGTCTAGAATTGACTGATGAGGCGTTTATCAACGTTGTCACTTCTAACGATTACTATCACCCTAAACTGTCTAGGCCAAGTCTTATCTACTACCACAATGGTAAGAAAGGCTATATGTTTGTGATCAACCACTCAGAAGGTTTTTCACTAGACATTAAATTAGTAGAATCGTTTCTTCAAAAGCACGACAAAATCTACTTACTAGATAAGAAGTTTCACTCTTATTTTCTAGACCTACCTAAATCAATCGATGTTCAATTTATCTGTTTAGATAAAAACAACGAGTATAGTTCTTTCGAATGTAACACGCCAGTTCATAGAGACTTCTACATAAAACAGACAGTTTTACCAACGATCAATGAGATTATACCAATCACTAAACACTATCAAAAGTGTGAGTGTTTGTACAAATTGGTTAAAGACTATTTTCATCTTGAGATGGACATTGAACTCCAAGACAAATTAGTTGAGGCATATAAGAAAGTAGAAGAGTCTGGTGTCAAAGTTGACCTAAGCTGCTTTAGCAAGAAGTTCCAGTTCCAACACCCAGAGTTTAGTCTGTCAGGAAACATAGTCTATTCTTATTACAACTTGTATAACTTGACAGCAAGGCCTACTAACTCATTCAATGGTATTAACTTTCTAGCTATACCAAAGGACCAGGACTTTAGACAGTGCTTTGTACCAAAGAACGACTTTCTAGTAGAGTTTGACTTTGATGCATACCACTTGAGGCTAATATCTAGGTTGATTGGCTTTGAACCTCCAAAAGAGTCTATGCACACCTATTTAGGACGCGCATATTTCAACCTGGACGAGCTGACTGACGAGCAGTATAAAGAATCAAAGACTATTACCTTTAGGCAACTGTATGGAGGTATTGAAGCCCAATACAAACATATTGACTTCTTTAAACACCTGAGTGAGTTTATCGACCAAGAATGGAAGAAGTACAATGCCCATAAAGCAGCCGTGCTACCAACTGGAAGGATCTTGAAGAAACTTCCTGGCATGAACAAGCTAAAACTGTTCAACTATATAGTCCAGAACTTAGAGACCAAAGAGAACATAGATAAGATCTTAGAACTAAACAAACTTCTAAGTAAGAAGAAGACAAAGCTGATCTTGATCACTTATGATTCTTTCTTATTTGACTTTTCGGCCCAAGACGGCAAATCATTATTAAAAAAGATAAAAGAGATACTAGAAAACAACGGCATGATCGTTAAACACAAATACGGCACCAACTACGCTTTCTAACAAGTATTACAATATTTATTAACAGTAACCAGTTATGATAGAAAATAAAATAGTCGAACTTACCCAGGAATCACTTATGAATAAGTTGTTTTGTACTTTCACCTCTAAAGATGGTCTAGATGACACTCTAAGAGAAATTAACAGAGAGTACACCATTCTATATAAAAAGATCTTCGTTTTGGCTTCACCAGAATCTGAGGAGTACATGTGCACGTACAACATTGAACTCCAAGGAGGCCAGACTAAGATTCTCCCTAACACTATCCTACTCCATAGAAAGAAAGAGTCAAACACTCTTTATACTATCAATGCTCTGAACACTTTGATCAAGAAGTTGAACAGTGGAGTACTTGATACATCTTTTGTGATCAATTGGAATGACTACAAGAATTCTATCCTTCTCACTCAAGGTGAAGACCTCAAGAGACTTAACACCACTATTCACAAGATAGTTGCTGTGTAACTAGAAAGAACGATTTTTTCTATTCTTTCTTTTTTCTTACGTTTACCAAAACAAGTTATATATGGACATTTCAGTCATTAAATCAAGATTGTCGGCTCTACAGAATCCACGTGGAGGACAAAAGAAGGACCTCACATTAACTATTTGGAGGCCAACCGTGGGTAAACATTCGGTACGTATCGTGCCTTCTATGTTTAATAAGCAAAACCCTTTCAAAGAAGTTTACATGCATTATGGAATTAACAATCGTTCTATGATGGCACTTACTAACTTTGGTGAAAAGGATCCTATTGTTGAATTTGCTCAAGGACTTCGTAAGTCTAGTGAAAAGGACAACTGGCAACTAGCTAAGAAGCTTGAACCAAAAATGCGTGTTTTCGCTCCTGTAATTGTACGTGGAGAAGAAGACAAAGGAGTTCGTCTTTGGGAGTTTGGTAAGCAAGTCTATATGGACTTACTTTCTATCGCTGAAGATGAGGATGTAGGAGACTACACTGATCCTATTACTGGCCGTGATATTACAGTTGAAACTGCTGGTAAAGAAACAACAGGTTTGATGTACAACACATCGACTATTCGTGTTAGAACTAAGTCAACACCTCTATCAGATGATGCTGACAAAGTAAAACTATGGTTAGAGAATCAACCAGATCCTTTGACACAGTTCAAGAGGTATAGCTATGATGAGATGAAAGAAGCGCTTCTTAAGCATTTGAACCCAGAAGAAGATCTAAAAGAAGAAGCTGATGAAGTTACTCCTAAGCAACCTCAATCTGGACAATACACTTTGAGCACAACTAAGCCAAGTGTAGATTCGGCAATTGATGATCTGTTCGATATTTAATAACAAAGCCCTGGCAATTAAGCCAGGGTTTTTTAACCTAATAGTTTTGTATGGCAAAAGCAAAAGAATCGCTTACTAGCACTATATCTAGTGCAATCAAAGGTACAGCAGACCTTGAGAAGTTTAAGAAAGGTAAGAACTTATCTGCTGGTGTAGTTTTTAAAGAACAATCTTGGATCCCGCTTTCACAAGCATTTCAAGACACACTACAAATTCCAGGTATTCCTGTTGGTCACATTACACTTTTAAGAGGACACTCTGATACAGGTAAAACAACTGCACTACTTGAAGCTGCAGTTAGTGCACAAAAGTTAGGCATCTTACCTGTATTCATTATCACAGAGATGAAGTGGGATTGGAATCACGCTCGTGAGATGGGCTTTCAATTCGAAGAGATAGCAGATCCAGCAACAGGTGAAGTTGTAGACTACAAAGGCTTCTTCTTATACATTGACCGTGAAAGGTTAGAGTGTATCGAAGACGTAGCAGGCTTCATTGCCGATATTCTAGACGAGCAAAAACGTGGAACACTTCCTTACAACATTTGTTTCTTCTGGGACTCTGTTGGATCTATTCCTTGTAGAATGTCGATTGAGAAGAGCACAAACAATAATGAGTGGAACGCAGGAGCAATGTCTCAACAGTTTGGTAACTTTATCAATCAGCGTGTCGTATTATCACGTAAAGCATCACAGCCTTATACTAATACATTAGTAGCAGTTAATAAAGTATGGGTAGCAAAGCCTGATTCACCAATGGGCCAACCTACACTAAATAACAAAGGTGGTAACACAATGTACTTCGATGCATCATTAGTTATCACATTTGGTAATATTGCTCGTGCTGGTACCAATAAGATCAAAGCAACCAAGAATGGTAAAGAGGTTGAGTTTGCTAAACGTACCAGGATTAGTTGTGACAAGAATCACGTGACTGGTGTTACAGCTGTCAATAAAGTTATTATGACAGTGCACGGCTTCATTAATGATGACAAGAAAGCTCTTGATGATTACAAGAAGCAGTATTCTGATCAGTGGATGAAAGTCCTTGGATCAACATCATTTGATGT